ATTGATACCAGCGAGATGCTTTAAGGTATCTATTGTTTCGTTTGATAATTTCATTTGTTCTCCATAATGTAAAAGTTAATTATAGCCTTTTTCATGTGTTGTGTCAAGGGAATATTTAACGTCATGTTCGTATAAAAACATTAAACAACACATTGCGTGTGCTAAATGATTCATACCAGTTTCGGGGTCAAGTTGTTCACCTTCTTTCCATGCCCATATATGTCGTTCCATTGCATCAAAGTATCTGCGCTTAGAATCCGGTACATGTTTCCAGTTATCTCTTTCATACTTCTGTGCACCGAAAGTAAGAACTTTCACAACTTCTTTTAGGGCAAGAGGCGGTAACAAACCATATTCTAGTTTATTACCATCAAACTTACGACCGCCAGTTGTTGCTGTTTGAGAAGCCTTTACAACATCAATGGCGGTTTGCATTACAGTTCTCCAACAAAGTTAGCGACTGCTGGCATGTCACCTTTAAAGTGATAAGTACCGATATGGTCTGTTTTCATCCATGGACATAACCAGATTTTACCACCGATGTTTCTCCACCATTGACAGAACATATAATCTTCTGATAGATATCTTTCAGATTTCTCGTCAATAACTGTATCGAAATATGCGTGAATGTAACGAGTACCGTCAAAGTGTGCTTGACCAACGTGGTCTGGCTTATAGCGAAACTCTGGATATGCAAGTTCCCACTTAGGGAATACTTCACGTTTAACCATCATAAAGCCAGTACCAATTTCCATAACTTCTAAAGGCTCTGTTACGTTAAACTGTGCAGTACCTTTTACTGGGTTAAAAACATAGTCACCAGTAACGTTCTCTAACATTTGTGGCTCTATCTTTGGGTTTCTTTCAAGTGCTTTTGCAACTGAACGCCACTTGATTGCTTTCTTAGGATATGGTGCACCAATAACTTCTTTGTCGATTGCTAACATAGCAATAACGTCTTGTGGGTTAAAGTGAATATCGGCATCTAAGAATAATAGATGTGAACAGTCTGAACGATGCAAGAATTCATCAACAAGATAATTTCTAGCACGAGTAATTAAGGATTCATTGAAGAGAAACGAAAACTTAATTCGAATTCCATACTGCATACAAATCGCTTGCAAGTCTAAACAGGCTTTAGCATACAACCCGTGATTGTTTCCACCGTACATAGGTGTGGCTACAAATAGACTCTTTTTTTGTAACTCTTCTTTTTTTATTGAAATTTCCATTTGCTCTCCAAATAATAAAAAAGGATGCCCGAAGGCATCCTACGAACTTAGGCTGTCAATGGGTTACCATTGTGACGGCGGCTAAAAGAATAGCCGGCAGCCAAAGCATACTGCACTAGAGACTTAGTTGCTGGTCCCATTGTGTAATAGTTAACACGTTTACCTTCACTATTACGGCGTCTACCTGTGTAGATGCAATGACCTTCTTTGCGAAGTTCTTCAATACGTGCTGGAACGTTTGCAACACCGAAACGGGCTCTTGCTTGTGCAACTGTAAAAGTTTGCTCGTTTTTCAATGCTTGCAACATTTTTTGTTTTGCTGATAATGTAGTCATTCTAACTCCTATAATAAAAATAACAATAAAGCTCAATTACTTGAGTATGACAATTATACTACTATTTAATACTTTTGTCAACGATTTCTGCGGTACACTTAAGGTTTGTAGAACACAAATACCGGTTCATACTTTAACCACATACCATTCACCTTACAGAAATTCTTTGCTTTGGGTAATCCTGTTTCCGAATCAACACGATTCCCACCTGGCATCTGTGCAAGAGCCATTTTAATCTTACCTTTATAGACCATACCTAATGATTCTAGTATGTCTTGACTATCTTTTTCTAACGGCAACATATCACCACCGAATACGGCATCTGCAATGTTCCATAGAATGTATCTGTCGTTCTTCAACCATGCAACGGCAGTTTCTAATGTAGGACGTAAAAAGCCTTCTCGCCATTCATCATACTGACCGAACTTTTTATAAGACTGCTCAGGGTCTTCTGAATACGCTTCTTTTGCAAAGTATGGTGGTGAAGTAAAGATTAAATCAATTGTACCTTTGTGTTTCTGAAAGTCTTCGTTAAACTGAATGACTTCTGAACCTAACTGGTATATTTCAGTTTTAGTTTGTTGTACTTGATGGGAAAACAAACCACCTTTCTTAACGTTCTTGCGGTAGAAGTCTGCAATTTCATCATACTTAGTTCTACCGGTTGTCGTTGTGTGGTCGGTATTAGGATCAGTACCGATATACAAAACGTTTCTATCATCTTTGACACTCATCGCACCAAGAAGTCTTCCTGCCCATCCTGAAGATGGATCGTAGATTTTAATCAATTCCTGGTCTTTAAATGAATCTGTAAAACGTTCATACAAGTATTTGGCTGTCAATGGCGGGAAGTTTACAGCATACTGACAGAAAGATACTCTGAACGCTTTTAAACCTATTGGAAACAGTTTCTGACCGTGCTGATAGTATCTAATGACGGCATGTTCTGACTTGTCAAAGTTAAGATTTGATTTACAAAGTTCTGGTATGAGGTCACCGAGTTCTTCAATTTCTGCTTTACTTATAGAAAGAAATTTTGTGTTCTTCAGTTCTTCGCTGTAGCCATCATAACCGGCAGTTATATCTTTAGATTGTAACCAGTAATCAAACTTACCTTGTTTTCTAAATGTCTGCTCGAACTCTTGTATCCATTCTTTACCTGTTGACGATATAGGAAGACTACCAGTATTTTCGGTATCTTCTGATTTGACTACAAGTGAATAATGATAGAACGAATCACGTTTAAAGTGTCTTGTCGCATACGTTACAAATGTATCTAATAGTTCAGGTTTAGCAAAATAATCATAGATAGACTTACCATCATCATTCTTTGTGTAGTTAATACGTGTCTTCATCATGGTAGGAAACCATTGATTGACTGCATTACCGACATTACTTGTGTTTCTGATTACGTCTAGTTCGCCTGTTAGCTGGTCTTTAACTAAAAACTTGTGAACCGGAAACGTTGGCATCTCTGCAAACTGTTTGATAATTTCTTTCTTGTTGTAGCCTACTCTAGGAGGCAAGTTTTCGTTGTCCCATAGGTCTACAACAGTCTTGCGTAGATTTATAACCCATTGACGAAATTCGTCAGTAGTCATCTTTAAGACATCATCAAACGTCACATTCACATTAGAATCAAGTAGTTTTTGATTCTTTTCATAATAATATTGTGTCATTATTTTCTTTTCTTAAATTTATACCCAAGTTTACCTAAAAGTTTCATGCGTTTCTTGTAACCGCTTTGCAAGGCTAAAGGTTTTGCAAGGCTAGTATACACTATTCCGTTCATGTGGTCAAGCTCATGTAAGAAACATCTTGCACTTATACCGTGAAATGTTGCTGTTTTTACCTCTCCTGTGTAGTCTTGGTATTCAACATCAACTTCTGCCGGTCTGGTAAGATGCAACATTAGTAACGGAAACGATAAACATGCTTCTTCCATATGAACGCTACCACGAGTTGCAATCAATTTAGGGTTAAAGAACGCAACATATTCATCACCTGCACCCATAACAAATACTCGGTGTTTAATACCTATTTGATTTGCAGATAGACCGTAGCCTTTATTTTCGATGCATGTATCAACAAGTATTGAAGCAAGTTCTGTAGGATCCATAGGAGGTTTACTGAAATCAAACTCAGGTAGAACTTCACTTAAAACTGGATGATATTCAGGAACTAAAGGTGCCGTTCTTCTTACTTTTGGTAGTTCTAGTGCCTTGCTCGTATCAAAACTGATTACGTCATCAGCTACCTTTTTTGTTGAAGTCTTTTTATCATCTTCAATGACTAATTTAAATTCACTCATTTTACAATCCTACTAAAGTTTGTTTTCTTCTCAAATTTAATCACCGACCTAAACTTATCAAATAGCTGGTCGCCCTTATGTGAAATCACAAACAAATTAGTATCAGTACCAAGTTGATTGAGTAATTTCATAAACTCTTCCGTACCGGCAATGTCAAGACTAGAATCAAATACTTCATCTAATATTAATAGATTCGTATTAGTAGAGTTCTTCATTCTAGCAATCTCACGCCAGGTAAATAATAATGCCAAATCAATTCTAAGTTTTTCACCTTCTGAGAAATTAGAATAGCTAAATTCATCACGATGTCTCGATTTAATTGTCTCCTCAAAGTTCTCGTTTATATTAAAGTTAACAAAAAAGTCCATTGCAGTCAGATACTTATTGATTAACTTGTTCATAATTGGCAAATATTGACGAACTATCTTAGTCTTGATACCAGTATCTTTCAATAGCGTGGCGGCAAAGTCATAATACTGTTTCGTCTTATGAAGTTCTTCATGGTCTGACTGCAAGGACTCCAACTCAACTCTCAATGTCTTTATACCGGTCTCTTCTGCAAGAGTGTCTCGTTTGATTGATAGTTCGTCAATTTCTTTTAATAATTTTGAAACATATCTTTGTGTGGCAGATATTGTTGAGTTATGTGTAATAACTTCATTATTATGTGCGTTGATATGTTTAACTATTGCAGATATTTCTGTTAATCGTTCGTTTCGCTTGTTAATTTCCTCTGTAATTTCTTCAAGACCCTTTTGTTGAACATCGACTTTGCTTTGACGTTCGGTAACTTGGTCTGTTTTGAATCCTGGTTCGATTGATTGTCTACAGGTTGGGCAATGGTCATTTTTTTCATAGAACTCAATATCCTTTTTAACTTTCTTTATATTAGACTCAATCTTCGCTTCAAGCTGAAAAAGTTTCTTTGTCTTTGCTTCAACTGATTCTTTGTCTTGTATTTTAGATTGTAAAACCTCAATGTGTTTATTAATAAGTTTAATGTCAGATTGTAACTTCTCAATAACACCGGATGATTCTTTGATTTCGTTTCTTTTTGTTTCAATCTCTTCTGCATGTGACTGTTTCTGTTGTTCAATAAAACTTTCATTAGTCTTAATCAATTCTGCTTTGAGTTTTCTATCGCTTGTGTTCTGTATTAGATTACTCTTAACAATCTTTAACTTATCGGCAAGAATAACATTCATCTCAGAGAAAATTTCAATGTCTAATAAGTCCTCAATAATTGTTCTGCGGTCCTTAGTTTCTAACTGCATGAACGGAACAAAAGAGGCGGAACCAAGGATGACTACTTGCGTAAAGGACTTATAATTTAGTTTGAGAATAAACTTCTCTAAATGTTCCTGATAGTCTTTTGCTTTCGCATCCTGGTTCACTAAAACACCGTTACAATAGATTTCAAACGTATTAGGTTTGATACCTCTTATAACTTTATACTTCTTTGTGCCAATATCAAACTCAATTTCAACAAGACAATCTGAATTGTTAATAGAGTTCGGTATCTGTGTCTTGTTTATCTTGCGATAAGGCTTATTAAACAAAACGAAACACAACGCATCTAATATAGTTGACTTACCGGCACCGTTATGCCCCACAATTAATGTGTTCGTAGATTTTGTAAAGTCAATCTCAGTAAAATGCGCTCCGGTGGATAGAAAATTCTTCCATCGAATCTTTTTAAATAATATCATTCTGTATCAGGGTTCAATGCTTCTACGTATAATTCTTTGAAAATGTTTTTGAGTTTACTGTTGTCAATATGGTCTTCTTTGATAGTATCGACATACTTATTTAGGATTGACAAAGTATCGTCTGCTTGGTCTATTGTATCAGAATTTAACTCTTCTGTCAACTCCGAAAAATCTTCGGCAATCGTAACATCGGCAGGATTAATCTGGTACAAACGATTTACAAACTTCTCAAATAAGTAAGGGTTAGTCTTGTTTACAACTACCACTTTCACATGTGTATCTGTATACTTTGATAAGTCTTTGGCATTTATGTCAATAACTGATTCTGCTTTATCGTCATACATGATTTTGTGAAACATACTGTTTGGGTTTTGTATGAAAGTCGGTACATCAAGAGTACCAAAATCGAATATATGAAACCCACGAGGATCGGCATAGTCTTGCCAAGTGAGTTCATAAGGATTACCCAAATAATAAATGTTGCCAAAATTATGTTTATGATGATAGTGACCTGAGAAAGTATACTCAAACTTATTAAATAGTTCACGATCCAAACCTTCATCTGTATGCATACCTCGATACATTGCAAATCCGGCAATCTCTAAATGACCCATGCAGATAGTTGCCTTTGTATTTTTAATTTCGTTTATACTATCAGTATAATTTTCTGCACAAATCCACGGCAACATACAAACTTCAAAACCATCTATATCAATCGTCTTAGCGTTTTCGATAATGGTAATATTTTTATAGTTCTCTAATAACAAATCAACTGAATTCACATCATTTGTGTTCTTAAAAAACGTATCATGGTTACCGACAATCATATGAATTTGTATATTTCTACGCTCAAGTTCATCAAAAAACATCTCTTTAGCACGTTTTAATGTATTAAAGTTGACATATTTACGCCTGTCAAACGTATCCCCAAGTATGAGAACAGTAGATATATGCTCATTATCAAGAGTAGGAAAAAAAGTATCCTTATAAAACTTCTCATAGTAATCCAAAAATTGTGGGGAGTCATTTCTTACGCCGAAATGCTGGTCCGTTATTATCGCAACTTTCATTTAGGTGGTGTAATGTTTTTTGTGTTTGCTGTTAATACACGTTGTCTTAGTTCTGTTGTACTGAAACTGTGTTGTCTTGAATTAAAGTACACAGACATTGATAGGTTAAACCCAGTAAATTGCTTGTCCCTGTACTCTTCTCCTATTATTCTAACATCAATTGGGTAACTTGTCAAGATGTCCATCAACTCTTTTTCGGTGGAATAGGGAACTATTTCATCTACGTACTTGCAACCTTCAAGTTGAATATATCGTTCTAGTAATGTTTGTACCGGTTTATTCTTTTCTGGTCTATCAATGGTAGGGTCAGATTGTAGACCTACAATTAAATAGTCGCATTGTGTTCTCGCCTCTTTCAACATCATTACATGTCCGGCATGAAACAAATCAAAACAAGAACATGTGAAGCCTATTTTTAAACCGTTGTAATCAATCATACCGTCTCCTTAATATATTTTTCAAGACCTTTTGCTTTCTTTTTAGTTTTGGCAAGTTTAGTCTTTTTAGATTTTTCGTAATTAGAAATGAATTCGCCAATGTTGTCATACAGTTGAAACTGCCTTGAAGTACCGTCTTCAAAGTCATTTTGCTCGTGTTCATCTAAGACACCAAGCATTTCTGTAGATTTGTATTTGACGTATAGCTGTTTCTTCTCTTTTTCTATTCTACGTAAGAACGCAAAGAATACTACTTGAGAGAAGTAAGCAAATGGGTTTTTAGATTTGTTGGGATCAAAGTTTTCGAAATACATTAGACAGTTTTCTATACCGTCTGATACCATTTCTTCCCGATGTGGGTAATTAATAAAGTTAGGTTTGTGTGAGAAATTCTCGGCAATCTTCATCCAACATTCACCGATGTAATTCGGGATCTTTGGTTTAGGCTTGCCGAGACGTTTCGCCTCTTCCGATGCTATTTTATAATCAATTAATGCTTGAGTAAAATCTGCATTATTAACATATTCCTTTGGTTTTTTCATTCAAGTTTACCGTAAAAAGTATTGACAAAGTGCTTGACAAATGATACACTGGCTATGTAGACTGTTAGAGATTGATTAATTAATGCATTACCAATCCTTTAGTAGTCTTTATTTCCTCCATAACTTCCATCATTTGAGCCATCTCTTCTTCATTTAAATCTTCCATTGGCTTAACTACCAAAGCAGAATTCATTTTATCAAGAGTATCGTTATAGTATTCAATCAATTCCTCATTCGGATGCATCACACAAAGAACTTCAGTAACAGGTATTACCGATTTGTTTTCTTTAACTAATGCTACCGGAAGCCAATTTGAAATACAAAGATGTTGACTATCACCATAAGTTTCATATTCAAGTAACATGGGTTCCATCAAATTGACAAGAACCTTGTCTTCATTAATAAGAAGATTACAAAGAATGTCTTCACCGCTTTTGAGTCTGACTATCCTTACGTTGCTATTATCCATTTTTAAGTCCTATGTTGTAGATTTTAAAAGGGAACTTCTCTTCATTATATATATCAACCCGTTCCATGAAATGATTTAAGGTATGATTAGTATGTTTTTTATGTCTAAGGTCATCAGCAATATCATAAAGAGTTGCTATTTCTTTACCAGTCGATTTCCGAAGACCTCGTCCAATAGACTGAAGATTTCTAACTCGTGACTTTGATGGAGATGCGAATATAATATTATGCAGGTTGCGAATATTAATTCCAGTACTAAAAGTCCCAAAACTAGCCACAATAATAGCATCATTTTCTTTCTCTACAATTTTACGAATTTCTTCACGTTCACTTGTTTCTGTTCCACCCGAAACAAAGAAGACTTTTCTATCGCCAATCTTCTCTGTATCCTTAATCATATTATACAGTATTTTGCCGTGTTTGTCAACCATTTGATAGAGAACCAACGTGTTTGTCTTCATGCTTACCGCAAGATTTTTAATAAACTTATTTCGTTGTTCATTCAGTATAAGATATTGCAATTCTTCTTGATATGTAGCATCTTTCATTTCTGCACAAATCTCAGGTGAATGTTTTAACACCAAGCATTTGACTTCAAATCCGGATAGTATACCTTTATCAATAAGTTCTTTTGTTGAAATAACTTTCTTGACAGAACCAAACAAACCTTCTAATACCAGTTTGTGTGTTTTAGTTCCATCCAGCGTTCCGGTTAATCCTATCCTATATTTTGTATTGATACAAGCGGCAAGAATTCTAGTGAGTTCTTTTGCTTTAAAAAGATGTGCTTCGTCACCAATTACAAAATCAAATTGATGAAAGAATTCATCCGGCATCCGTTGCATTGATTGCCATGTAGATATTGTAATAGGTTTATCGTAGTTCTTTTCTTGACCGGAATAGATTTTCTGAGTATTTTTTTCCGTGTTAAAGCCGTTATTGGTAGAATAATCTTCAAAGTCTGAATGTAATTGTTCTACCAAAGATGTTGTCGGTACTAGAATGAGTCCTTTGAGTCCTTGAAACTCAAGGAACTGACGTATAAAGAGATAAATGATTAAAGACTTACCTGATGCTGTAGGAGACAATAAAAGTGCTCTACGCCTCTGCATAACGTTAATAAACGCATCTAATTGATGGTCGTGAGTAAGAATATCTTTACTTTGAGACTGTAGCTTTAAACTATCTACAAACTTCTCTGCATGATATCTGCTGAACTCATCTTCTACATCTACCGATGGTTCAGTATATTCTATTGTGTATTCTCTAGCATTACAGAATTCTTTAACGTAATCTAGTAAACCAAGATATAGAGAATTGTTTCTTAAATCAAAAAGACGTATCTTACCGTCCCATATTTTATTTCTAAAGGCTGGAGTAAACTTGTGACCTGGCACAAAGAACGTAAAATAATCAGATAGTTCTTTTGCAATATGTTGCTCACATTTAATTTGAAGAAATGCTTCATTCTTCTTGTAGATTACTAAGTCACTCATTGTCCTCCAATAAATTTCTCCCACGATATAATGTCTCTAAGTTGAAACGTCCTAGACTTCAATTCATTCATAATATACTCAACTACAGAAACCACCTCATCGTGGTATACTTTTTTCTCGTTAAGTCTAATCATATCTTCATCCGCTTCCATATAAGTGCTTACATCAGATTTTAATGTAAACTGGAACGGTTCCCACCCATACTGGTCTAATGTTTCTTTGTCCATCTTTCCGGTATAGTATTCCCACTTCACCTTCTTCATACGTTGAAGGTCGAAGAAAGCCTTCTTTGCGGCTATCTTGTGTGATGTTAGTATATTTAGGTATTTGCTATGAAGCTGTGGCACTCTGGTAAGTTCAGAACTAGGTTCTGTCTTATCGACTGCTGAATCATTCTCCCACATTTTCAAAATGTTATCAAGTTTTTCCATATCAAAATCCAATTACAAAATTTCAGTATAACATAAAACGATTAATTTGTCAATATGTTATAATATTCATATATAAAGGTTGCCGTTGCGACAATGATATTATCTGCCGAATCTTTGGTATCAAACTCGATGTCTGATATGTCTGTCGGAAATAAATTTATAAATTGAATTCTTAAATTGGTATTGTTTAAACCAGTAAGAATGGTAAGAATAGCATCAGAATAGTTATCTTTGTAGTCTTTATTTCTACCTGAAAATCCTGATGGGTTTGCAATACCTTTGAGCCAGTTTTGTATTGCTTGAATTGTTTTTAAATCTTCGTCAACTGTAAACGTAACACTTAAAGGATTATACGTTAATACGTCACCAGCTTTCGGTATAGATTGAAATGGTGTTGACTGTTGAGCCGGACCTGAAAGAGTAATGCCAGGTAAATTGATACCTTGACAAAAGTATTGTACCGAATCAATCTTAGTAAAGTTCAACAAGAACTTTGTAGGTTGTAATAGATTCGTATTCTGTGGGTTTCTGTTTAGTGCTGTCATAGGGGTATTTATAAAGCAAAAAAAAGGGATCCGAAGATCCCTTTTAAATGCCAATCTTCGTTGGCTTCTTGATTACATCAAGTTTTTAACACCGAAAATTCGGTAGTAAACGTTTGTACCAGCTTGAATCAAGCCGTTGTTATTACCTGCAGGTGTGTTAAGACCTTGTGCAAATGGGTTTGCTACCATGCCGTAACGAGTCTTGAATCCAATTTTTGGTTGGAATGTGAACTGGTCAACTGCACGAACCATTTGTAACGGTACGTATGGGCAGTAGAAAATACCTGCATCGTATGGTGATGAACCTTTGTAACCAACTGTTACTAATTCTTGGTTAGATGTGTAACCACCGAAATATGGATCGATGTACACTTTGATACGACCATGTAACATACCAGCAAATGTATTGCCTGTATCGTCAACTTGTAGGTCAGCAGATAGAGCTGGTGTGTATGATAGAACGCCTGCCATTGCCAT